ATATCGATATCCTGACCGCGCACTTCGTGCAACGGCCCGACTTCTTCGACGTGGTGGTCGGCAGCAACCTGTTCGGCGACATCCTGTCGGACCTGGGCCCTGCCTGCACCGGCACCATCGGCATCGCGCCCAGCGCCAACCTCAACCCGACGCGTCAGCACCCGTCGCTGTTCGAGCCGGTGCACGGCTCCGCGCCCGACATCGCGGGGCAGGGCATTGCCAACCCCATTGGGCAGATCTGGTGCGGCGCAATGATGCTCGATCATCTGGGGCACCGTGATGCGCACGACGCGGTGATGCGTGCCATCGAGTCCACCCTGCAGCCCGGCAGCGGGGCACCGCGCACGCGCGACCTGGGTGGTACGGCCGGCACCATCGAAGTCGGGCGTGCCATCGCCAGCGCCGTGACGCGATGAAAGTCACGCTGGCGGCGTTGTGCTGTCGTGTGTGCGTCTAGAATCGCGCGTCTTGCTTCGCCCGTGATCGGCTCTTGACTTGCATGTATTGACAGGGGCTTTGCCCCATGGGTCTAATCACAAGGCATTAGTTTTTCGATCGGATGATCGGGCCGATGCGAAACAACCGAGCCCACCCATGTCGCCCCAACCGCGTTGGCGCTGCTGGCACTGGGGGGGGGACCCAAGGGATTCAACAAACCATTTCAAGAGGGGCTATTTGTGAACAAAACCGATCTCGTTGAACACATCGCCAAGCACGCCGATATTTCCAAGGCGGCCGCCACGCGTGCACTGGACTCCACCATCACCGCCATCCGCACCACGCTGAAAAAGGGCGGTACCGTGTCTCTGGTGGGCTTCGGTTCCTTTGCCGTCACCAAACGTCCCGCCCGCAAGGGCCGCAACCCCCGCACCGGCGCTGAGATTAAAATCAAGGCCGCCAAGGTGCCGAAGTTCCGTCCGGGCAAAGCCCTGAAGGATGCGCTGAACTGAGGTCATCCTTCGGGATGTCCACGGTGGGGTGCTTAGCTCAGTCGGTAGAGCGGCGCCCTTACAAGGCGTAGGTCGGCGGTTCGACCCCGTCAGCACCCACCAAAAAAACACCAATGAAATCAAGGGCCTGGAGCAATTCAGGCCCTTTTTCTTTGCCTGTTTTACCGCCTCAAAACGGAGTCTGACGGAGCCTCTACCCGCCAAAAAGAGGCTTCTACCAACTGACCTAAACCGCTAAAGTGCGTCGGTCCACTCATCGTTGCAGTCATGGCAGGCATCAAGCGATTCCCAAACGGAACGGTTCAGTTCGTCATCAAGCGCGCCGGCTTGCTGGAAAAGCCGATCTATCTAACCTACCCGCAAGAGCAGGAGGACCAGGCGCGCGAGTACGTGAAGAAGGTCGAGGCACTGCTGGACCGCGGCATCGTGCCCGGCGAACTCAAGGCGCCGTCTCGCGTGCTGACCATCGACGGCCTGGTGACGCTCTACATGCGCGAGGCCAGCCCGAAGCCCAAGGACGTGCAGCAGCTCACGGCGGTCTGCAAGACCAAGGGAGACACGCCGCTTGCCAGCATCAATGCCGCCTGGGTGGATGCGTGGGTGTCCGAGTTGAAGCGTGTGGAGAAGCTGGCGCCGGCCACGATCCGCGCGAAAGTCGGCGCGCTGGCCCGCTGCACGGATTGGGGGATGCGCAAGGGCCATTTGACGATGCCGGACCACCCGCTGCGCACGCTGCCCGATGGCTATGCGCAGTACAGCAAGGCGGATGCGGCCATGGCCGGCGATGGCCGCGAGGATGTCAGCCGGGACCGGCGACTTGAGCAGGGAGAGTACGAGCGCATCCTGGCCGTGCTGGACGCCGGCGTGCTGCCGCGCAAGCAGCGCCCGCTGAAACTGGAGCACGCCCAGGCGCTGCGCGTGCTGTTCATCCTGGCGGTGGAGTCGGCGATGCGGTTGCGCGAGATATACACGCTGACGCTCGATCAGGTGGATCTGCCGCGGCGCACGGTGTTTCTGGACAAGACCAAGAACGGCGACAAGCGGCAGGTGCCGCTGAGTTCCGTCGCGCTGGCAGTGCTGACGGCCTACATCGACACCGGGCGCGATGCGGCGGCCTGCGCCAAGCCTGACGCGCTGTTCCCGTGGTGGGATGGATCGGTCAAAGAGCGCGACCTGGCCGAGCTGTCAGACCGGCTTTCCAAGTTGTTCCACAACAACAGGTCAGGCGGGATTTTTGAGGCGGCTGGGTGCAAGGGCTTGCACTTCCACGACCTTCGGCACGAGGCCACCAGCCGCCTGTTTGAGCGCACGACACTGAGCGAGATGCAGATAGCCAAGATCACCGGACATCGCAGCATGGCGATGCTGGCGCGCTACGCGAATCTTCGGGGCTCAGACCTCGCCGCGCGGCTTTGGTGATTGCCAAACTCTACGATGCGCCGGACCTGCGGCCGGTGAGCTGGGTGTTCGGCGACAAGCGGTCCAATCGCTCAATCTCGGCGAGGATCAGTGCGCCGGCCTTCACGAGGTTGCGGCGCGGAGATGTCGGCTTGAAGCTGATTGGGGTCCAAGGCCAGTTGTACACATCAGCTTCGATATACGCCTTTGCAGCGCGGGCCAGTTCTGTCAATCCGCGTCCGGCATCGACCTCCATGTGTTCGTCGTCGTGCTCTGGTGTCCATCCTTCTGCTGTGATCTGGCGCTGGCGTTCGGCCAGCACGTCTGCTGCCGCTGCCCCTGGAAGCGCTGCGCGGACCTTCCATAGCTCCCAACACGTTTGCGTGTACCCGTCTTGGTACTTATCTCCTGACCTTGCCAGTGCAAGAATGTGCTTTGCAGCCTCTTCAAATGCGGCGTTTTCGTAGTCGCTCATGGTTTCCTTTCCATCGGCAGTGCCGAACTCTGTTATGCAGCGGACGTGCCGCCGCTGATTGGGGTGTTAGAGGACTCATCCGTCACCAGCATGTAATGCACCCCGCCAAGGTGGCGCATCTTCTGCATGGTCGGTTTGTCCCAAATGCACCACGTCTCGTTCATCAGCGGCTTTCGCGTCCGCTTGCCCTGGTCATACCAGCATTGCACGGCCTCCCAGAATGGCGAGCTTTCAGGCGGCTGGTTTTCGAGCGGGTCACCGTTCTTTCCAATAACCACAGGCCCGCAATACGGGTGGTCTTCAAAGAGCCACTTCTTGTTCAGCCGGTCAACAATCACCCGGTCTGGCCCGCCAACCAAAATGCAAACTGTTTCCATCGTGTCGGCCCTCTAACTCTGCGCGCCAGTCGGACCGCCTGCGGCGGCCCGCTGCGCTTCGGTGTTGGGCGTCTTGCTGTCATCGAAGCCGTGCTCCACGGCTCGCCACCCGCTCGCGCAGGGCTTCGTTCTCTCCGACCACGTTGTTCGCTGCTACGCGCAGGGCGGCAGTCTCTTTGCGGAGTCGATCCACGAGATCGTCAATGCTCTTGTTCATGCTGATTTCCTTTCGTCTTTTTTCATGGCGCGTTCAGCGGCTTTGTGGTCTTCATCGAAAACCATGTACCCGCCACGCCCGCCGTGTGAACGGACAACGCGCCGGCCGATTTCGGCCCATTCGCTGGCTGCAGCAACGGAGCGGATTCCGGTAACAACGGTCCATGCAATAGCCAACGTAATGCCGACCGTTTCCAAGAAGTCCAGCCCATAGTGCAAACCCATCCAGACAATCGCCGCATTGCTGGCGTCGGATGACACTTGGTTGATGGTTGACAGGACCAGTTTCAGTTCCTCGATATTCATGCCACCACCTCGCCGCCCAGGGCATCGACCAGCGCAGGAATCAGCTTGCGCAGTTCACCGGTGGCCAGCGCCACGTCGGCGTCGAAGCCGCTTTCTTCGTCGTCTGCGCGGTCTTCAAACACGCCCTCCAGATACTCGATCTTCTTGAGCTGCATGGTGTCGGTCAGCACGAAGCCGATGCGGCCCTCCCAGCTCATAGCGGCCCACTTGGGCAGCTTGCCTTCGCTGATGTGGCGGCGCACGACATCGTTCTGCAGGTTGTGGCGGTTGAACTTGACCACCGACTTCTCTTCGTCGGCGCTGCGCAGTTCGCAGGCGCGTTCGATGGCGAATCCTTCGGGCCATTCGTATTCGGTGTCGGTGGCCACCAGCCATTCGGTCATCGCGGCTTGCGGTGCGGTCTTGGTCTGCACGTAGGCCAGCGCCAGGCCGTCGAAGGTCCGCACCAGGGCGGTGATGACTTCATCGCTCTTGCCCTGGCTGCTGGCGTCGGTCATCAGCAGGCCAGCGGCGAAGTCGAACCACACCAGCACGGCGGTCTGCTTGGGGAAAGCCTGGGGCAGCAGGGCGGTCAGCGCGTCCTCGCGCAGTTCCTTCATTTCCTTCTTGCCGGGCTTGCGGCCGGTAGTGGCTTCGATGTGGTCGGCCGCTTCCTGGGCCTTCTTCTTGACCGTGGCGCTGGGGACCGACTTGGTTTCGATCATCAGCTTCATGATGCTGTGGCCGTTGATGGACTCGACCAGGGCGCCGTGGTTTTCACCACGCGGCGGAACCCAGCCCACGGACTTGTCTTGCGTGGCGGTGCAGGGCGTGAAGGGCATGGCGTCGGCCATGTCGTCCATGGTTCCGGTGTCGGGCTCCTGATTCCAGCCGGAGGTGATGCGGAAGATGTTGAGGGTCTTGAACATGGTGGTGTGTGTGTTGGGTTATTCGTGTGGCCCGTTCCGACTCTTTCCAGCTCTATGCTTGCGGCCATCCACTGGTTGACAAGCTCCACCGCGCAATTCAATCGGGCGGGACGCGGTGGGCTTGCAGAGTCGGCTGGTTCCCTTGTGGGCCAGTCAAAGGTGAAAGGATTGGATGGCCCCGCGTGAGTTACGCCGCCTCCAGTGCCTTGACAGGCGCAGCCAGGACGTGGGCGCTGATGGCGGCGCAGATGGCTTCATTCGGCCCTTGCTCTTGGCGGTCTTGTTGCTCGCGCCAGCGTTCAGACATGCGACTCATGCGGCCACCGCAAACGTCAGCCGGTTGAACACCTTGCGCACGGCTTCAACGTCACCAGCGCAGTACGTCGCCACGTCATCCAGGCGGCCAGCAGCAACAGCAGCGGCAACCTTGGAGCCGTCAAGATCGTTCTTCGGCGATTCGATGCCCAAGGCAAGGCACAGCTTCTCCAGGCTCACGCGATTGCCAACGCCTGCCCACTGAACCATCGTGTCAAACACCTTGTCGGATTCCCAAGGCTTGGCACTGGCGGCGCGTCCGATGATGGCTGGCGGTCTGATGCCGTGCACGGTGAAGCGCTGCGCCAGAAAACGCAGATCAAAGCCGCTGACGTTGTGGCCGCACACGGCGGTTTCAAACAGGTCGGTGGACTTCACATCCAAGCGCAGCCAGTCGGCGAACGTCTCCAATAGACCGGCTTCGTCTTGTGCGCTCTTGACAGTGCGGATCGGGCCATCATCCAGCGCCCAGCAGATCACGCACACGCGACCAAATGCGCCGTCAAGGCTGGTCTTGTGCACCGCCTCTTCAATCGCTGCAGGCTTGCTCTCAGCTTCCCACTTGGCGATGGTTTCGGCCTTGCTGATGTTGCCGGGTGGCGTGATCTTGGCGGCGACGTACTCGCGCACGTCATCACGGTCGGTCGGGATGGTTTCGATATCGATGAACAGGGTTTGCATTTGTCACCTCAGAACGGGATTTCTTCATCCATGTCGAACCCGCTGGGAGCCGATGACGACTCGCGGCGGGCCGGAGCGGCTTCGCCCTTGACAGGACGGTGACGCAGGCGGGCAACCATCTTTGCCAGATGCTCGGGCGTTGTCTTGCGGTCCAGAATCTCCGAAGCCGTCAACTCGGTCTTGGCCTGGAAGATCCCGGCGATGACCATGCGCGTGCCGATTCCGCCGTCTTTCTTGGTGTAGTCCTCGGTTTCCAGCAGCAGGCCAATTTCCTTGCCGCACAGGTCCGGGAACACCTGGGCCTGCTTCTCGACTTCCTGCCGCGCGTCGTTGTCCCAATGCTTGACCATGCCGGGCTTGGGGGCGATGTTGCGCAGTTGCAGGCAGGTCATGATGGCCATGAGTGCCTGATAGCCCATGATCTGCTCGCCGTTGGCGCGCTGGGTGTAGATCGACAGGTCGGCGGTCTGGCCGTTGGCTTCAAAGCGCAGGGCAATACCTTTCGTGCCGGTGCTGGCGGTGATGTCTTCGGCCTGCTTGAACTGGCCGACGTACTTGCCGAGTTCGTTGATGCGCGAGCCGGTTTGATCGGCCTTTTTGGCGGCGGTGGTGTCGAGTGCGTACATGGTGTGTTTCCTTGTGGTGGTGTGGTTATGCCGCTTGGGTCAGGTCGTAGAACTCGCAGATGGCGCGGTCAACCTCTGCGATGTCGTTGGGGATGGCAAGGTCAGGGAACATGCCGATGGGCGACTTGCAGCAGTCTTGCCCGTTGGTCTGGGTGCGGAACGTGTACTGGCCGTTGACGACATCAGTGCGCAGCACGATGGTGAAAAATCCTTCCGGCACGATGTGCTGATCCACCAGCTTCCCGACCGTCTTCATGCGGACGTTCCCGAACTCGTCGGTGTTGGTGTGTGCCAGGATGTAGACGCGGCGCTTTTCGTCCAGCGCACCGGCTGCGTTGAAGATGTCCCAAGCGTGGCGGCCGATGTCTGTGAATTTGTCGTAGCCCTTCTCGCTGGATCGGTTCATCAGCTCGCTGACCATGACAGCCTGATAGTCGTCAATGACGAAAACCTCGTGCGGGCTGCTGCGCATCAGCTTCTCGATTTCCACCGGGTCACTGGTCTGGTAGACGTTCCCCGGCGTCTTCATGTTCAGGCGCTGTTTCCAGCCAGCCGCCTTGAACGGGAGCGGCTTCTTGATGCACTGGATCAGGAAGGTCTTGGCCGGGTCGAGATTGCGCAGGCTGGTGGACTTGCCGGAACCGCTGCTGCCGAGGATCAGTGTTGCGATGCTCATGGTGTGCTTTCTGTGTTGGTTGTGCTGGTGTGCTGTGGTTGTGAATCAGGCGAGCGGATCAGGGATGTGCTTCGTTCGCCGCTGGCGGCGCAGAACACGCCAGAACTCTCGCCATGCGGCTTTCAGTGCAGTGCTCACGATGTATTCCTTGTCTGGTTGTTGATGTGCTCAGGCGACAGCGCCCAGCGGGGGAATCCAAGCCTCGAAGTCGTCTTGACGGGCGCACAGCCACTGGCACGCGATTTCGTCATCCACTCCGTAGGCCGATGCGATCAGGCGGATCAGCGAATTTGCGGGCGGCGCATCGGTGGCCGGCTTCTGGGGCAGCGCGGCAACCATGGCCATGTCAAACCCTGCGAGGACTTCTGCGGTTTCTTGTGTGGTGAGGCTCATGTCAGAGAACGATGTAGATGGCGATGAAGGAGATGACGTAGACCACTGCCAGGGCAATGGATGCGGGAAAGGTGCGGGCTAGGGTCATGCGGACTCCATCAGTTGCAGCAGAGTTGTTGGGGCACAAGTCGCCCAAGGTGTACGTGTCGGCCTGCCAGTTCGTAGGCAGTTGGTAGGCCACTTTCGACGGCTCGCGTTTCGCACCGAGCGCACAGCAACTTGTTGTCTGGCGGGGCATCCAAGAAGGTGAACTTCTTGGTTCCGGTGAAGGTGTTGCCGCACCAGCATTCGACGGCGATGTGGGCTTTCCACTTCTCGCCGATCTTGTGGGTGGTGACGTAGCGCGGGCGGTGGATCAGGACGGCCCGCGAGTTCTCGATGAACGGGCTGGCCTCCTTCCATGCGATGCCGAAGCGTGTGTCTTTGCGGCGCTTGAGTGGCAGCTTCATTCAACCCCCATCACAGGAAGAATCACAGCCATGAGGCCGGCACCGATGACAGCGCCGACACAGATGCCGTGCCACCATCCTGAAAACCAGCTACCGGCCTCGCGGTGCTCCAGATCCGGCAGCGGCTTGGCCTTGAGCGGCTTGGCCGGGCGGGCGTCGTCTTCCATCAGGGCCTGCGCCATGCGGATGACGCAGTACATGGCGCCGTCAACGATGGGCGCGAAGAGGCTGCGGGCGGCGCTCATTGCACACCCCACTGCACTTGATCGGCCAGCGCGCGGGCGTCTTCACGGCGGCGCAGTTCGCCGCTGTTCTTGAGGTCGTTGTAGGCCAGATCCGCACGGATGGCCGCGTCTTCATGAACGCTGCTTTGCGGAGGTGCGAACGGCGCAAGGGCTTGCGCCAGGGCGGCCGGGATTCGGCCAGTTGCGTGGTTCTGGCTCATCGCGCATACCCCCCGCCGCGGATCTTCAAGTCGTCCACGTTCACGCTGAACTGGTTGACCTTTGGCGGGTGGCTCCAGGCGGCGTAGTAGGCGGAAACAACACGGATGCGCTTCTGAGCGATGCGCTGCATGTCGTCAAGCTGCTTGCGGCACAGCACGGCGCTCATGTCATCGGCGCCGCCGATGTGCGCCTGGGTTGCGCGGATGAACTGGCCGTCTGCTGTGAACTCAAACCGCACCGGAATGCGCGGCTCCATGTCCACGTAACGGATGCCAGCAGGTGCCGGCTTGCCGTTCTTGGTTGCTTCGATGTTCACTGTCTTCTCCATCTGTGGTGGTGATGGAAGAAGTGTAAGGCAATGCCTAAGCTAAGGCAACCACCTTGAAAGGCAATGCCTTACTGTCCGACGAACGGCAACAAAAAAGCCCGCTCGTGGCGGGCGATGGTGTGTTGCTAAATGAACTCCCGCGTTGAGGGTGTTCACGACCCTACGCGCAGGCTTCGCGCAGCGCCTTGATGGCTTGCCAGTCGTCAACGTCTTCCCATGGCGGTACGTGGTACTCGGTAAGGTCTTCGACGTAGCCTCGGCCAATGGTGGCGAAACCGTTGTTGTGGCCGGCGGGCCTATGTCCGTTGCGGAGCTGCTTCTTTGCGGTACGCGCCTCGGTGGTCTGGGCCGGCGCGTCATGCCACTTGCCGCCGAGCCAGCGCATGAACGGGCGCATGTCTGGCGGGTCGATCACAAACCACGTTTTCTCGGATGCGTCCCACTTTGCGCCGAGGGCCTTTGCCTGGTCTTTCTCGGAAAAGGGGCATTTCAGGTTGACTCTCATCTCTTCCCGCCTTTCCTTCTTTCTTCACTTGCTTCTGGGTGGATGTTTGAGGCGAGCGCGGCCTTTACCGTAACAAAACGGTGCCGCACTCGCTTGCTTCCCGGAGCCATGCCGTCAGCATCACGCTGGCCAGACTTGACGGACGTTGAGGCGCAACATGGTGCGAGGCTCTATCCGCTACCGCCCGGCTCTGGCCTTGGCCCACCGCCCCCGCTCTGGCTTGCTCGTGTAGCAGGGTTCTGCCGCATTCACCCACCGACGTGCCGCAGTGAATGCGGTCAACCGGAAATGCAAAAGCCCTGAGGGCCATGCGTTTCCAGTGCAGCCACACTGTCCCTCGAAGGGTGAAACGCATGAGCCTCAGGGCTCTGATGGTGCGATTGTCTCTGTGTGGCTGCACATTGACAACCGGTATTACGCCTAAGTCACAGTCGGAGTCAACGGAGCGGGTTCAGCGTAGCGCCAGCGCAACAAGAAAGCCGACCATGGAGCCGATGACTGCGCCGACTGCGGCCGATGTCATGGCGTTGGCGTCTTCTTTCGCGCCCCACCAGAACCAGCCCGCACCGATGGCGCCGAAGAGCATGGCAATTCCGCCGCCAGACCCGCTGGATGATGGGTCATAGCCGCCAGATCCAGCTTCCTGTGCGGCAACCATGGGGTTGTCCATGCTGGCAGACGCAGCGGAACAAGCAAAGGCCAGCAGGCCGGCGACGATGGCTTTCATGATGCTCTCCTACTCAGGAACCCACTTGCCGATGACAACCCCGCAGACGGTGGCGTTGCCGTTGATCGGAATGTAGCGCGGCGACCACTCGGGGTTCAAGGCTTTGAGCAGCTTGCGTCCGTCCTCGATCAGCAGTTGCTTGAAGGTGGCTTCGGCGTGGTCGTCCAGGCGCACGATCACGCGGTCCCCATGCTTTGCGTCACGGCTGGGGTCTACAAAGATGATGTCTCCGTCTGCGTAGCTGGGCCGACCGCCAGGGTTGTGCATGGAATCTCCGCGCACGCGCACCGCGTAGGTGTGTGGACCGTGCGCAACAGGGCAGGGCAGCCATTCGTCGGCCATGCCGGGCTGAAACGGGTCGGCCACATCCGCCCAGGCGCCGGCCTGCACCCATGAGATCAGTGGAACAGCGCCCATGCTGGCCATGGCCTCGACCACATCGGAGGCCGGGCCGGAAACACGCGCTATCCCAGCCACCGCCGAGGAACTGGCCCCCCAATGCTCATCTGGCGTAAGCACCAGCCATGCGCGCAGTTTGTCCAGCTTGTCCTTGGATATTCGGCCCGTCTTGATCCAGCCGGTGACGGATGGCGGTTTCACGCCGAAAAAGCGGGCCGCATCCGCTTGCGTCTTGTCGTTTTGCTGCAGCGCCTGCGCGATGGCTTCGCCTAGTTCTTTGCCAGTAAGCATTGCCTAGTCTCCCATTCGTCGCGCGTGTAAGGCAATGACTTGCCTTCCGTAAGGCAATGCCTTATAGTGAGCGCATGAACAAGCAATTCCAGCCGGTTTTGGACGCGGCGAAAAACGTCGGATCGGTGAGCGCCCTGGCGAAAAGCCTTGGCGTGCAGCCGCCGACCGTCCATCAGTGGTGCAAGGGCGAGCGCCCTGTTCCGATTGAAAAGTGCGTCGCCATTGAGCAGGCCACCAAAGGCGCCGTCACGCGCCAGATGCTGCGCCCCGACGACTGGAAAGCCATCTGGCCCGAGCTGGCCAGCAAGGGCAAGAAGTCCAAGGTGGAGGTCTGAGCCATGACGAAACGTGTCCATGCCCCCACTATCGGCACATCAGTGCCCGAGGTGAATCCCTCAACTGTGGTAGGCGTCCCCAATCCATGGGAACGACTGGCCATGCGCAAGGTGCTCCCCAGCATCTTTGCCCAAGACCCGCACTTTGCCCGCGGCAAGCAGATCACCAACACCAGCGAGAAATCCACGCTGGATCTGGGCGTGCTCAGTCCCAAGGGTGAAGCCGCCTACCTGCTGCGCACGGCACCGCGCCGCAAGAACAACATCACGATCACCAAGCGCCGGGATGGCGAGATTCCGCAGGCGATGCGGTCGAACAAGCAGGGGGCGTGATGAAGCAAGGAAATGCCATCAATCACGCCGGTCGTCGGTATGGTCGTTTGACTGTTGTGGAGCAATTCGGCCGCTCAAAAGACGGTCACATCCTCTGGAAATGTGCCTGCGACTGCGGAACCGAGTGCGCAGTTCAAAGCAACAACTTTAGGTCTGGTGAAAAGAAGGGAACGCAGTCCTGCGGCTGCTTGCGATCTGCTGTTTCGTCAGCGCCAAAGAAGGCGTGGAACGCCGGACGCACCTACCAGCTTCATGGAAACGAGCAGGTTTTCAAAAGCAGGAAGTCTTGGGCCAATGCAGTACGTCGGCAACACGGCAACAGATGCCAACGATGCGGGTGGGACAAGGCGCTTTGCGATGTCCACCACATCAAGCCGAGAAGCAATGGCGGGTTGAACACGGTCGGTAATGGTGAAGTGATTTGCCCGAACTGCCACCGCATTGAGCACGGAGGCGTGGCATGAGGTTCGGCAGCGTTTGCAGCGGCATTGAGGCCGCATCTGTAGCGTTTTCTCCGCTTGGATGGCAGGCAGCATGGCTGGCTGAGATCGAGCCGTTTCCATGTGCGGTGTTGGCTCATCACTACCCGGAAGTCCCCAACCTGGGCGACATGACAACCATCGCCCGCCGCGTTCTGCTTGGAGATGTGGAGGCTCCAGACATGCTGTGCGGCGGCACGCCTTGTCAAGCGTTCAGCGTCGCCGGACTTCGCGCATCTTTGTCTGATGAGCGCGGGAATCTGACCCTCAAGTTTGTGGAGCTTGCTGATGCAATTGACCATGTTCGAGTCCGAGCAGGAAAGCCGGAGTCCATCGTCATCTGGGAAAACGTGCCAGGTGTTCTCAGCACAAAAGACAACGCATTCGGGTGCTTTTTGGCTGGGCTTGCCGGAGAAGATGAGCCGCTACAGCCATCAGGGGGCCGGTGGTCGAACGCTGGTGCTGTGTATGGACCAGCGCGCGCAATCGCATGGCGGACCCTGGACGCCCAATATTTCGGAGTGGCCCAACGACGCCGCCGTGTGTTCGTTGTCGCAAGTGCTCGAAACAGGTTCGATCCCGCAGCGGTTCTTTTTGAGTGGGACGGCCTGCGCCGGGATTCTGCGCCGAGCCGAGAAGCGCGGAAAGTCGCTCCCACCATCCCTAGCCGCAGCACTGCAGGCGGTGGCCTTGGAACCGACTTCGACTGCGACGACGGAACCATCTGCGTAGCCACGGGTCAGGCCGGTGCCGAAATCGGTGCCGACATGACGCCGACGCTGAACTGCAACCACGAAGCGCCGTATGTGGCGCACACCCTGCGCGCCGAAGGCTTCGACGCCAGCGAGGACGGCACGGGGCGCGGCACGCCGCTGGTTCCGGTCGGCGTGACTATCCACGGCACAGACCCGACCGTGCGCAAGGTTGCCAGCTATGACGACGTAGCGCAGTGCTTGCGCGCCCGCACACCAGGGAATATCGATAACAGCAGCACGACCGTTGTTCAGCAGCCTGTTGCGTTCGCCATCCAGGCGGGGGCGCTGCGCACGAACCCGAACAGTGGGCCTGATGGCGTAGGCGTTCAAGCTGACCATGCGTACACGCTGGAGGCGCGCGCCGAAGTGCAGGCGGTTTGCTTCGACACCACCCAGATCACCAGCGCAGCGAACCGCAGCGTACCCAAGGCCGGAGACCCGTGCCACCCGCTGGCGGCTGGGGCTCATGCGCCTGCGATTGCTTTTCACCCGACGCAAGACCCGATCTGCAGTGAAGACGGTTCTACGCACTGCATGGGAACCGGCAGCAGCCAAGGTAACGCGACGGTGGCGGTTGCTTACACCACAAAGCTGCACAACACCGGCAGCAACAACGCCGGCAAGCTGTTTGAAGAGCGCACAACCTGCCTTGACGCCAACAGCCCGCCGCCCGCGTTGCTGACCGCCATGCAAGTCCGCCGCCTCACGCCCGTGGAGTGCGAGCGTCTGCAGGGCTTCCCAGACGACTACACCGCCATCCCTTGGCGCAAGAAGCCCGCCAGCGAGTGCCCTGACGGACCTCGTTACAAGGCTCTTGGAAATAGCTGGGCTGTTCCTGTTGCGGCCTGGATAGGTCAAAGAATCCAGATGGTTGAAGGTGTAAATCATGGGAATTGAACGCGCTTTTGGCCGTCACATTCGTTGGACCCATGCCGAGGAATCCATTCTGCGTGAGCACTACGCTACAGCGCCATTTACCGTGCTGCAGGAGATGCTTCCTGGGCGTGGTCGGCGCACCATCCAGTGCAAGGCAAATGGCATGGGGCTAGTGCGGGAGCGAGCGCCAAAGCGGACACCAGACGAAATTCGCCGCGCAAAGGCCGATGGGATGGCCAAGAGGCGTGCATCAGACCCAGAAGCTGCGCGAGCGCGGCAAAGGGAATGGGTCCAGCAAAACCGAGAACGCCTCAACGCCAAGCGCCGCGAGTGGCACGGCGCACGTTTCTTCTACGTTCGCGCCAAGAAGATGCACGGCATCACTGCCTACGACCTTGCACGTCTTTGGAAGGATCAGCGCGGACTCTGCGCGCTGACAGGCGAGCGTCTGGATAGAAGCGCGGAACTGGATCACCGCATCCCACAAGCCCGAGGCGGCAAACATGAACTAAACAACCTTCGATGGGTTACAGCAGCCGCCAACCGTGCGAAGCGTGATCTTACGGACGCTGAATTTCTTGCTCTATGCCTATCCGTAGCCCGCTGGATCGGCGAGCGCATCCAGGCCGTTGAAGCCATCAACGCCATGAAGGAGGCCGCATGAACCTCGTATTCGACAACATCACCCCGGTTCAGCGCTCCCGCCGCACTGACCCCGGCACCAGCAAGGCCGCCGCGGTGAACGCAGATCGCTTCGCCAGCACTCACGCTGGCCGGATTCTGCAAGCGCTCAAGGAAGGCCCGCGCACGGCCCACGGCCTGGCTGCGATGACTGGCCTGCAGGTCGTTCAGGTGGATCGCCGATTGCCCGAGATGGCCCGCGCCGGCCTTGCCTGCGTCATGCAGGACGAGGTGGGGAACGACGTGGTGGTGGGTGGTTTCCGCGTGTGGAAGGCGGTTTGACGTGGCCGGCGACTGGATCAAGATGCGCGGCAACCTGTGGGACGACCCGCGGGTTTCAAGGCTGTGCGACCTGTGCGACTGCGGAGAGGCCCAGGTGATCGGCGGTCTGTACTGGCTTTGGGCCACGGCAGACCAGCACACCGAGGACGGGATCATGCCCGGCCTGAGCCTGCGCCGCATCGACCAGAAAACCGGCGTCAAGGGCCTGGGTGCAGCGCTGTGCGAAATCGGATGGGTTGCAGATCACCCTGATGGTGTTCGCATCGTCAAGTTTGAAGAGCACAACGGCGCATCGGCCAAGAAACGCTGCCAGACGGCAAAGCGTGTCGCAAACCACAAGGCCGGTAACGCACAACAAGACGAAGACCACCAAGAAGGTAACGCACACAGCGTTACCAGTGCGTTACCTAGAGAAGAGAAGAGTAGAGAAGAGAAGAAAGAAGACACCTCTACCGGAAACATGCTTGGTGCCGCTGACGCGGCCCGAACCGATTCGCCGGTGGTGGTGACGCCAGAAGCCGACAAGCCGCCCGCCCATCCCAAGGCCCACCCACTGCCCGACGACTGGCAGTTGCCGCGCACCTGGGGCGAGTGGGCGCTGGCCGAGTACCCGCACTGGACGGCCGATGTCGTGCGGCTGGAGGCCGACAAGTTCCGCGACCACTGGCGGGGAAAGTCCGGCAAGGACGCCCGCAAGGCCGATTGGCCGGCGACCTGGCGCAACTGGTGCCGCTCGGACATCTGCCAGCGCTCGCACCCGTTGCCTACGGCATCGCGGACGGCTGGACACACGGACAACAAGCATGCCGGCGCCGCAGCCGCGATTTTTGAAGGAGCCACCCATGTCTGAGCACATCAGCGCAGCGATCGCGCGCGCCGACATCAACCGCGCCCAGCCTGCAGAAGCCGACCCGGCGAAGGCGGTGCGCAGCCTGTTCATGCTGTTCCACGGCATGTACGGCAACCTGTTCTTGTCGCGCTACGCCACCGGCGAGGTGGACGCCGAAGGCAAGGACAAGGGCGTGAAGTCGGCCATGGTCATCTGGCAATCGGATCTCGCCCGCTTCGACCCGGCCGTTGTGCGCTCTGCCGCCGATCGCTGCAAGACGGACCACCCGAAGTTCCCGCCGACGCTGCCCGAGTTTCTGGGCCTGTGCCGGGCTCTGCAGCCGCGCACCGCTCACTTCGACAGGCCTGGCGCCATCGAGATGTCGGCAGGGCTCAAGTCGTCGTACACAGCCAAGGCCCGCGCCAAGGCCATGGCAGCCTACCGCGCCAAGTTGGATGCAGATGTTGGCTTGGTTCGTGTGGGTGCCGGTCTGGCTGGCCTGTGCCAACTGGTGGCCAGTGCGATCGGCTTGGCCGGCGGCGACGAGGTGGCAGCGCTGGCCCGCATGGAGCGCCTGACTTCTGGCAGGGCGGCATGAATGCCATTCGACAGACAAGCCGAGTACCAGGCGCAGCTGGATCACCTGATCTCGCTGGCCCGCCTACCCGACTGGAAAGCCTATGCGTGGAGACGCGCCAAGGAACTGGAAGCCGACGAGTCTGGGCTTTTCCGTGGATTGCCGGACAGCCTGACGGCCGCCATGTCAAAACCTGGCCCGGCATGCGCGCCGGTGTCCGCCGACCAGACCACGACGAAACACCCCTGAGTTGGGAAGAAGTCCCCTACCTGTTCCCCACATACGAGATCCGCGCATGACAACCATCATCGGCATCGACCCGGGAAAGCACACCGGTGTGGCCATCTTCATCAAGGGAAAGTTGACCGCTCTGCGCACCACCGACCCGCAAGGCGTGGCCGCCCTGCTGGATGAGATCCAGCCCGAGCGCGTTGTGTTCGAGGACTCGCGCCTGACCCGCGCCACCTGGGTCCGCGGAGTTTCGCCCGCCGCCCTGCGCAAGATCGCCCGCAACGTCGGGCAGATCGACGCATGGTGTACCCAGCTTGTGGACCTGTGCGCCGCCCGCGGCATCGTGGCACACGGTATCAGCCCGAAGGGCAAGGGTGCGAAGCTGAACGCCGAGCAGTTCAAGAAGCTGACCGGCTGGACTGGCCGCAGCAACCAGCACGAGCGCGATGCCGCCATGGTGGCGTGGCCGGTTCGGGGAGCGCGCGCATGACACAACTGTTCATCGCCATGTTCGGCCTCACGTCGATTTGGTTGGCCATGGGCAACCACCCCACCGGCCGCAAGTGGGCGCCGGTCATCGGCCTGATGGGCCAGCCGGCTTGGGCGTG